CCTGAAAAGGTTGTATTCGCCATTGAATATCTCCGTGTAGTAGCACCAACTCACACCGTCTCTACTACGTCTGCTAGGCCAGTCGGTGCGAGTAAAATTACCTAGATGGTCTTATATACCATCAAAAAGAAAAGAGGGGAAGAAGTTTCCCTCTCCCCCTCCCCCTGCTTCCTTAGGCAGCGCCTACGGAACCGTACATGCCCAGCGGGTCCGACCAGCCGAAGCTGTAACGTTCGCGGGCCTTATAACGGACGTTGCCGGTGTCGAAGTCGCCGTCCATGCTCTGAGCGAGCGGGGTACGGACGAAGTGCTTCATACCATTTGGCACGTCAGTCGTCAGGAACCAAGCGTCGGTGTCGGTCAGGAAGTGGTTAATGGTATAACCTTCCGGGATCGAGCCGTTCGACTTGATTGCGTTGATGTTGTTATCAGCAGTGTTCACCTGCAACTCGGTTTCGAGCAAGCGGGTAGCAACGAACTGAAGTGACGGCGGGATAACCAACTTGCGCGGCTTGGCTGCAATCAGCAGGCCACGTTCGTCCGTCCACGCAGCGATCTGAATAACCGCGTTTTCAAGCGCAGTTTCGTTCAGATCGGTAGCGACAGCCGGAATGTTCGAGTTGGTGCCACCGGAGACCAGCGGGTGCGAATCCGAGAAGAGCGGCTGACCGTCACCACCGGGGTAGTCCGTGTCAAAACCGTTGTTCAGGATAGCAGCAGCCTTGGTCTGCTTGGTGTAAGCCATGGCACGAGCCAACGCCTTGGTATAACGAGCCGAGAGGCTGTCATACAGGTTGTCTTCGATAGCTTCTTCCGTGAGCGAGAACCCGAGGGCAATCGTTTCATGGTTGTAGCGAGCAGTGAAGACTTCCTGCGCGTTGTCGTAAGCGATAGCCGAACCTTCGTTCTTAACCGGAGCAGCCGAGAAGCCGGACAGCTTGGTTTCTTCTTCGAACGAACGCTCAGAAGTCTCCGTTTCGAAGATTTCCTTGTGCTCTTCGCCATAGCGGGCGTATTCCAGACCGAACAAGGCGTTCAGGCCGGGCAAAAGCTCCTTGAGGAGTTGTGCGCGAGAAATTGCCATTGTTCAGTCTCCTTATGCGAGGCCAGCGGGGTTCAGGTAGCTATGCGTACCTTGGTTCCACTTGACGATAACTTCGGTGTAAGAACCGGGGTTACCTGCCAGAGCAGTTTCAGGAACGACGTCAATCACGCGGATCGGCCACGTCGAGGTCTGACCTTCGGTCGAATCAACACCGACCTTGGAGTTACCTGTGATGGTCGAACCGGTGTTGTTAGCACCGTTAGCCAGCTTGAGGTTCGAGCCGACAGCAGCCTGAGTGACATAGCTGACGGTGTTCGAGTTTGTGCCAGCGCACACAGCGACCTTGAACAGAGCATCCGGATCGTCAAGGACATAAGCCATGACGTCAGTGATGTTCGTGGTGCCGGGATAATACTGGCGGAAGGTCACACCATAAACCGGATCGGTGTAGGTGCAGCCGAGGAAAACACCAACCGGCGTAGCCGAGTCAGTGCCGGTGTCCTTGCCAACAGTACCACCAGCAAGCAGCTTCACGACGTCACCGTAATAGATGGCAGTCGAAGAGTTGGTTGCGATGGGAAGCTGACGCGTGGAACCGGCAAAAACCTGACCGCCGATCAGATTGATCGGGATAAGCCCATAAGGGCTCGTAACGGAAGGATATGCCATAGTTAAGCTCCTAGCTTAGCGTTTGCCACTACCGAACGACGTCGTAGACCGCTTCTCACGGAAGAGAGGCATACGGCTGTCGCTCTCGCGCATGAAATTGTTGTCCACCGAGTCCATCTGGGCCTGATTTTTACGGGCAAAGTAATCTTTGCGCTGTTCCATCAGTTCCTTCGGGGCTTTGCAAAGCAACAATCCACCAACCTCGATATTGTCTTTGTAGCGGCTGTCGGGATCGGTCATATCGGCAAATTGCGGCTGCTCTTCAACTCGGACTGGTTCCCAACCTTCACGCTTTTTCGACATGAAGTTTTGACCGTCCGACTTTCCTACGGAAGCAACGCGAATCCAGCGATATACATAACCCGGCTGTTGATCCGGTTCCGGCAGCAACGAGGCAGGCTGCCAAACCTTCGGGCGTTCAGTCTGTTCACGTGTTTTACGAGGTGCACGGTCAGAAGAAATCTGGGCGTCCAACTCATCCAAAATATTGCGATCCGTCATCTTAAATCTCCTTTGCAACTTCCCGGGCATATTGCTCGGGGGTCAAACCCAGTTTTTTCGCAATCGAAAGCTGGGATGTGGTTAGCCTAATCTTCTTGGGGGATCGGCTGCGTGACGCTGGAGCGACGACGGTGGCAGGTTTGGTTTCACGTGCGACAGGCTTGGAGTCGCCACTAGCCACTTCATCATCCCCGAAATATTCGGGAAAACGGCGACGCATCGTCTTGTCGATGGTAGCCCAATATTCGTCGGTGCCTACAAATTGCGGGCCCCGTTCATTCTCCAGCTTCTGGTGAAGCCCGAGAGCAGATGCCGTCATCTCGGTGTCTGTTCCATACCAACTATTGCGCTCTTGCCACGCCATAGTCTTGGAATCAGGCCGTGGAATCTGGACCTGCGGTTGAGGTAGTTCTACCTCAGTTTCTTGAGGCTGTAAAGGCGCTCGGTAAGTATTAAGCTGCTGCACCTTGAACGATGCCTCAGTAAACTTGCGTTGGGCCTCTACGAGACGATCAGTATCGCCCGCTTCATGTGCGTCGCGGTATGCCCGCTCTGCCTCTTTAAGCTCATACTCTGCTTGCGTTTTATAGCTGTCGAGCAGGTACGTCTCACCTTGCGTCAGGTTAGACTTGAGCTTCTTATTTTCTTCGAGAAGACGCTGGGCCGCAGCAAGGGCTTCCTGCTGTTCGCGGAACGCACGTTCTTTCTCACGGCGCTCGTCGTGCCAGACTTTCTTCATCTGCTTGAGGCGGAGCTTTACCTTCTCCGAATATTCCTCAAGCTCATCAGCTTCGAGTTCTTCAACGATTTCCTTGGGCATGGGCTCACGCCCACGATCCTGTTCAGGAGTGTCGTCTTCGACCTCAATTTCAGGTTTTTCAGCTTCTGGCTCAGGAGCAGGGGTTGCGTCCTCGGTTTCGAACTCAAATTCAAAGTCATCGTCTGGCTGCGTAGCCATGGTTACATCTCCTTTTGTACGGGCAAGCCCGTTTTATTTGCGGCGGATACCGCGAGGGTCTTCCACAACAGCCTCGACAGAGTCGTCGTTGATGATGCGGAACTCACGCCCGTGAATTTCCACGCGTGTCCCAGCGTTCGGACGGACGAGCACAAAGTCGCCTTCCTTGCACCAAGGACCTGAGGGGAACCGCTTCTCGTCACGGTAGGCATCAGGGCCCATCTTCACGACAAACAGCACGGTTGTGAGGAGTTCTTCCCGCTCGATGACGCTCTCGATCTTCAGAATGCCGCCCTCGGTCTCTTTCTCGATCTCAGGGATGGCACACAAAAGGCGATAACCTTGCGGGTCAGGAAGTTGTTTAGCCCGTTCCTCAATCGGAACCTCGGGCTCTTTGGGCTGCGCTGTGATGGGTCTGCCACCAATGTCAACGATACCCGGCGATGCGACACCTACAATCTCAGTCATCGTCTTGCTCCAGTTGCTGAGCGGTTTCGATAATAAAATCTTTCGCGGTCAACAGGCCACGATAACGGCCACAGGCGAATTTGTAGTCGCCAAGATCGTTAACTTTGCCCATCGCAAGGTCACGTTCAATGTCCTTGCACGCCTCGTCGATTTTCTGAGCTAAGTGTAAGAGTACTGTGCTCATTCATTCTCCTTAGGTTGCTGTGAGGAAACAGGGGGTTCTTCCTGCGCCCGCATGGTTTCGCGGGCGATTTCGACGCCGAGCCGCAGCCCAGCCTCTTCTTGCTTGGCGTCCAAGTTGTTCTTGTCCGTTGCAATCTTGGCCCCAACTTGGAGACCAGCGATTTCTTTTTGTGCAGCGATACGCTGTTCTTCGAGCTCGATGCGGTCTTGCTTTTCTGCCGCTTCGAAGACGAGTTTTTGTTTCTTGAGTTCCAACTCGCCTTGTTTGATCTGCAACTCCTGCATCTGCATCTGGACGATTGGGTCCTGCATCATCTGCTGGTTCTGCATCATTTGCTGTTCTGCCTGATCCTTCTGGAGAAGCTGCTGTGCAGCCACTGCGGCCAAGCGAGAAATCTGAATTTCCACGTCTTCCGTCATATCCGAATCTGGCGGAGGCAGCGGCACACCGGCCTGCTGCTCAATCTGACGACGATATTCAAACGCCAAGTGCTCTTGGATGTGAGCCGCCATGGCAGCCGCCATCTGCTGCGCCATCGGGTTTTGGCCGAGCACCTGCTGGATTTTGGGGTCCGCCATGAACGACATGTGGACAGCCATATGGGCTTCATGATCCTGATAAATGAACGCTTTCACGGGCTTGCCGTTGATGACGTCCATATTCTCGCTGATCGGGTCACGCGGCTTGCGGTCTTCATCATCCTTGAGCGGGACGAGCTTCTGAGCGTTCTTGATGCCCAAAACCTCAAGCATCTGGCGGTGCAGATACGGCATGTCGTAAATCTGCGGAGCGCCCTGCGCCAACTGGATAACTGCCTGATATTGCACGATTTTCTGTGCCATCGTGGCAGCGTTGGGGTCCGAAACCGGCAACACATCGACGTTGTCATAGTCCGATTTCTTGGCCTTACGGCTCCCTTCTTCCGGCTCGTACGAGTAGGAATCCGGCGTATACGCAGCAATAATGTGCTTGAGGAGCTTGAACTCCTGCTTCATCGCGTAATGGACGCGTGCCTGCACAGCCGACATCGACTTGAGGCTGCGTTCCAGAATAGCCAGCGTGGTGCCCACAGGGGCGTTTGCAGACATATCCGAGATTTGCAGGTCGGCCATACCCGCCATGCGGCGGCCTTCCTCCACGATGGTCCCTAAGAGGCTGTAGAGGACCTGTGACGGCTCCTTATAGGGCAACGGCATGATGTTATCACGCATCGTACCCGAGGCCACGTCTACATCGCGCCATTCGGCAGGGCTAATGGGCGTATCGTCACCCTTGACCCTCAGTCCCTTAGTTTTGAATCCGCCCGGGAGGTTAGATAGAGTACCAGCATCGACAAGCTGACGAATAAGGCTGGTGCCAGACTTAGCAAAAGCACCGATAAGGTGAATAAGGCCAAAAGCGTAGAAGCCAAAACCCGGAACATACGAATAATGGACGAAGTGGTTGCGCTTCTGCTTGAGTTTGTCATCGGGTTCCCAGTTCCGGCGGATTGCAAGGATTTCTTGGCTATTCTTCTCGATGGTCACGATGTACGGCAGCGCGATCCCATCATCGTCCTTGTCACGAAACTTGTCGTCCTCGATGATGAGGTCAACCTGCATTTCCAAGAGCTTGTAGCGGTCATCGGTAGACGCACGGAAACCCAGCTTTTCTGCAATTTTTTGCTCAACGTCGTCGAGCGTGCCGTCGGGTTCGGGCAGGTCGATGTC